TTCTTGTTTAAGAATGTCAGCGTTTTTAGCACTAACACCACCGTCTTTAGCAAGTAAATAGGCGGTCACATTAATAGCATTTTGATTATTAGTTGTTAAAGTATATGTAAAGGTAGCAACCGTACCAGTTGTACCTCCTGTTACAGTAGCAGTAGGGGTACTTGTATAACCACTACCACCGTTTAATAAAGTAACAGTTTCAACATTACCTAACGCATTAGTAGTTACGCTACCGCTAGCCGTTTCGCCGCCTGGAATGTTTGGAGCAGTAAAAGTTAAACTTAAACTAGTGCTCAAAGCATAAAATGTACCAGTATTGTTTTTTGCGATTGTAGCAACTGCTTCACCACCGACACCTTCGCCAGTAATGGCAATATTTGTATTACCGAAAAATTTCTTCTTAATTGGACGTCCCATTTGTTTCTCCTTATCTTAATGAGCGTTCAAGGCCCTACGCGGCGGGTACCGCATAATATCTTGACTGTATATTTAACAAAAAACCCGCCTAAGCGGGTTTCTTGTATCTCCTCTAAAGCAACCTTTCTGATTACTTGAAGCTAACGTTAGCTGTAGTAATAGAAACTTTACCTAGGTAGTCAGCAGCGTTACCGAGAGAGCTAGCTGTGTTTGTTAGCTCAACATATCCGTAACGTGTTAGGAAGCCAACTACTGGCTCAAATGTTGCTGGGTCAAGAACAACTCCAGAGCTCATTAGTGGAATATATGGGCAATAGAAAGCAGCAGCGTCAGCCTCGCTTGTACCCTTATAACCAATTAGAACCTGGTTGTCATTCTGTGCTGTTGTGTCAGGCATATAAGCATCTACATAAACACGCATTGCGCCATTTAGTGTACCAACGAACTTGGTGTTTGTTGGTGCTTCAAATGTACCTTCTGTTGTGCGAGCAAAAGCAGAAGTTGTAGCGCTCTGTAGAATTGTTAGAGCTTGGTTGGAAACAACTGCCCAGTTACCAGCGCCACGACGTGTACGCTGAGCAATCAAGTTACTAACACGGTTGATTTGAATTGCTAAAGCAGCATGTTCATCACCAACGAATGTTGCTGTACCTGAAACTAATGACTGGTCATATGTTTCTTCTACTGTGGCCAAACCACGTAGTGAAGCTAGGATTTCTTGGTCGATTTCAGCTGTAATTTCTTGAGCTAGAGCGGCCATGATTTCTGCCTCGATATCAATACCTTGTTGTGCTTGAGCATCTTGAGCAGCCTCGAAGGTCCAACGTGCGCTTAGTTTGCGGCTCTTGGCTTCTACGGTTTGCTTCAAGATCTGAATGCTCATACGACGACCTGGACGGCCTTCAAGAGCAGCAGTGCTATCAGCTTTTGGATTACTATCGCTGTTATTACCAGAGTAAGCAGCGGCAATCTTGAATGGGCTTAGTGCCTCTTCACCTGCTGTTACGTTATCACCAGCATCTGCGTAACGAACACGTAATGTGTGGATCTGAGCAACAGGTCCAGTCATTGGCTGAACACCAATGATTTCGTTAGCAATAACAGTTGGCATAACACGACGAATCACTGGAAGAATAACGCGATTTAATGTAGCGATATTACCAGCACTGGTTGCGCCAGCTGTTGCGCTTTCAGCCAAGTACTTACGTGTGTTTTCTAGAGCAACATTCATAGAAGCACGACGGTTACCAGATAGGCCTTCAAGCAGAGCTTCTTTGGTCTCTGACCATCTTTCATTTAATAGTTGTGACATTTTCTTTTGTCTCCTTGAATTATTTTAGACCCGCCAACTTACGGATATCTAATATATTATCTAAGCCTACCTCTGGCTTTGTTTCACGATTCCCAGTAACTTCGGTTCCCTCAGTTAGTACAGCCTTGGCTGGCTTCTTGATTTCGCCTTCCATCACTGTTGGTAGGTACTTGTCAAAAGCTGTTGAAAGTTTAGAAGTCTGAACACTTTCTAAAAGTTCTTTCATTAGCCCTCTCTTATCAGCACTTAATGGTGCTAATAATTCAGCCATAACCTGTTTGCGTTCCATTAAATCTTTTGTAACACGGATTTCGCGTTCTTTAGATTCTACAATAGTAGCTTTTTCGGTAATAGCCTGTTTAGCCTCAGCAAGTTCTTGGTCTTTCTTTTGAATAATCTTTAACAGTTTTGCTGTTTCTGATTTTTCATTTAAGAATGAACTAGAAAATTCTTGGGCAAATGCTTCATAGATCTTACGACCAAATGCGTTGTTTCTAGCACTATCAATATCTTCTTTCAACTGAGTAATCTCATTTGTAAGTTTCTTAGTAATAGCATTTTCTACAACTGTAGCACCACGCTTGATGAACTCTGCTTTGATTTCTTCAAACTTGGTCTTGGCCTCGCGAACTAATTTAACCTTAGTTTCGGCAAGATCTTTTTTGTCTTGTGCGAATTCGTTGATTTCTTTTGCTAAAGCATGAACAACAAATTGTTCTAGCTTTTCAAAATTTTCTGCGACTTTCTTACGATCGCTTTGGAATTCAACTAACTCTTTACCTAACTGATTGATAACAAAACCTTCTAGCTTTTTAGCATCTTCAGTCATCTTTTGTTGATAACGTGCTTTTGCTTCTGCTAGAGATTTTTTATCAGTTGCCAGCTCGGCCATTTCAACGGCCAGTCTCTCGCTTAACATCTTGTCGATTGCTTCAACCATTAACGACTTGTCGTGCTGGTATTTTTGAGCAAATTCTTCACGAAGTTCAGCGGTAACTTGGTCGCGATTCTCCTGAATTTTAGTAGCCAATGCGGATTCAAGTTCAGACCCAACATCTTCTGAAATAATTCCACTTTCGACTAACTTTTTGAATGCGTCCAACATTTACTTTTCTCCTCGGGCTTATTTTAGACCTTTAATAACATTAAGGAGTTGTTCCTTAAGATATTTCTGGGCCTTTGGATCTTCTTTTACTTCTTGTGCAACCTTAGTAGCACGATATCCATAGCGTGTGTTCATGAGATGTTCATAAACAGGAGTAGGATATGCGCCAGGCGCACTGGGTTGAGCAACTACATCTACCGTGATGATCTCGAAATCAGACACATGGCCGTTCATGTCGTTAACATTGCCGCTACCACGAGAACTTACACCAAGTTTTACACCGCTCTCGAGCATGGTACGAATTAAATTACCCATTGGAGTTGGAAGGATTTTCATCTTTCCATATCCGTTCGGACCCTCCATCCACATCTGAGTAATCATATGTGACACACGGTCCAAATTAACTTTTAAATCATCTGGATGATCAACTTCACCTAAGACTGAATATCCGTTCTGAATTTGATCGTTTAATGTTTTCACAGCACGTTCAATTTCATCAACGGGATAGACACGCTGGTTAGCATTACGTATACCGCCCTGTATAGCTATCCCTTTGAGATAAAGCGTTTTACCGTCCTTATCATCAGACTCGAGCATAACTTGAGCCTGATCAAAACTTAAATTTTCACGTAGGTACGAAAGTTTCATCCGTTATCTCAATTAAGCGTTGCGTCCTGGAGCACCATTGATTGGGCTCTTGACTACACCTACACTGGTCTGGCCTGCTTTGTCACCTGTTCCTGAACCTACTGGTCCTGGACCTGCGCCTTTCTTCTCAGCACCGTGACCGCCAGCAACTTTGGATAATTTCTTAACACCTGTTGTAGATCCGTCTAGGTTAGTTGTAACGCCTTTTGTAAACTTCTCACCACTTTCTGGGTTGATACCTTTGCTTGGCTTGTTAGGACTTGTTCCAGTGTTATGACCACCTTCTTGTCCACCCTTACCACCTAAGATATTGTGTGCTGTTGCGCCTGTTGTTGGCTTGCCTTTTCCAGAACTGATAGGACTTTTTGTGTTTTCTGCAGATGGCATACTGTCGCCTGTGTTCTTACCGACGATAGCACCTTGTTGCTTCTGACTGTTCTTATCCCAATCATTACCAACTTTCTCAACATACTCGCGTGTCATACGACGACCTTCAGCAAAGCCCATCATGTCTTCTTCCGCAGGCTTTTCCATATCCTTATCGCTGCCCATGTCGTCCATTCCGCCCATGTCGTCCATTCCGCCTTCACCGCCTAGTGTAGCAAATGCTGCTTCTAGTTTATCGATAGCTGCTTGGATGTCCATTTTAACTTGCTCTTCCGGATCGGAAGGAGCTTCCATGTCGTCCATACCGGCAT